GCTTGAGAAACTTCTTTAAAAAAAGGCTCGCCCATGAGTTTTGGCTCATACGAAGCTTGAGAAACTTGAACAGGCTGTACTTTTTCAAATCTTGTCCAATAATCAGACTTTTTATTGTATTGGCGTGCCATTTTATTATATAATAAAAGTTACACTAAAAGTCTCAAAAGTACTTTCAATAACTTTTACCGAGCAAAGAATGGCACAAATGTAGAAGTTGTTTTGTCAACTTTCACATCCATCATGTCAAAATATACCTTAGTCATCCAGTTGCCAAGAACCAAACAAGAATAAGAGTCCTTTCTAGTTTTTTCTGCTCCGCTCTGCTTTTTTAACTCTGGCGGCAAATCAAAGCTCTGATGGCCATTAGCTGTTGTTGTAGGCATAATAAGAGAACATTGTGCTTTTACTAATTCAATCATATCAGCCTGATGGTCAACAAAATCTACCATTTTAGCTTCTATACTCTGGCTATCTTCTTGGTCTCGGATAAACTTAAGATTCTTAATTGGAATAGTTTTACTTTTTTGAGCGGTAAAATCATTATCTACAGCTTCGGCAGCAAAAAGAATTTTTCTATGATCGAAATTCGATTGAAGAAGTTCATTAGCATATCTTATCCAACCGCTAGTTGGAATACGCAAATAGCAAATTTTATTAGTGCTTTTGTTATATGTATTTCTCGCTTTCCTTAACTCGTCTTGATAAGTTTCGGGGGTATCAAAGTCTGCCTCAAAAATTTTAATTTCGATTTTATTGTTTTTAAAAAGTTCACTTTCATTGGCGGCATTTATAAACTGCAAGCCTCCGTTATAGTCGCCACACATTGCGACAATATTAAAATTAGTAAACAAATAATGAAGATATTCGATATGTTTTCTTAAGTTTGTTCCAGAAAGCGCATAGTTATGGACAAGAATTCCCTTACGAGTTGTTTTGTCCAGTTTAATAACGTTCATTGCAAAGTCGTCAGAAGATTCATTTTCTGCCCAAGACGGATCAAAGCTTAAAATATATTCTGCATTTTTTTCTCCAGCCAATTCAATCGCTTGTCCTTCTCCAACTTTAATTGTGCATTCGTGCATCTTGCTAAGTTTAAAATAACCAGAAGAATCGTCCACAAACTGTGATCCGAATTCTCTTTTGAACTGCGATTCAGACATTGTTGCCTTGGCTTGCGTCAACAAACTTTCATCATACAGGCCGTGAGGCGCGATATCATAAGAAAAGTGCAATATGGCTCTTGTTGCTGCGCCTTTAGGATTTCTTTCTGGAGTAACAATCAAATCCTCATACTGCTTGTAAAGTTTATACATGTACTCAAACTGATAAGATGCGGAAGATAGAACAATAATTTTATTATTGGGCCAAACAAATCGATCCTCCTCCTTCATCTCTCCTCGCTTGATAAGCTCAGTTTCTAAATCGTAAACCTGTTTTCTTTCAGTTGGATTTTGCACAACGGAAAGGAATGGAATAATAACTTCGTTAAAGATACGATCAGGCATGAGCAAAAATTCGTCAATCATCATACGGTGAAAACGAAAACCACGCAGCTTTTCACCATCACCAAGCGGCAAACAAGTAATCTTACTGCGCCCAATTTCCATTGTCCATTCGTCTGAGCTTTTTGAAACCTTAGTTATACACTGCTTTAAAAATACCGCATTGGGCTTTTCTGCAATCTCTTCTATCTTACGGAAAATCATTTTAGCCTGACGAAATGTTTTACTAACAATACCGATATGCACGCCCTGATTTAATATTGCGTCGAGAGATGCAAATACCGCACAGGTAAAGCTCTTTGAGAGTCCACGGCTCCACACCATCATAGAATAATCCGTTTCGAACATGGTTTTAATTGCCATATGTTGAAATGGAAACAACTTAACACCGCAAATAATTTCCGAAGAGAACGAAATATTTGAACGCAAGAATTTATAGAGAAGAATTTTAGCTTCTCTTTCTTCCAAGAATCCTTTCTTTTCAAGGATTTCTTGATTTACGTTACGGAATAAGCTTTTTCTTTTTTGATTTCCTTCGATCCAAGCCATGATGAATCCTTATCTAAGAAATATTGAACATCCACATCCCAAAGCGCGCTGCCAATGGCAGTTAGCTTGGGAATAATAATTTCACTATTAGTTCTGTTGCCCGAAAATATAAATTGGCAACTTTTTGCAAACTCATGCTGCAATAATCTCATGTTATGATATATAAATTTTAAATTCGCCTTATGAGGAGTAAAATCATTGTTACTACTTATACGTTCCAAAGTAGATTCAACCACAATAAACAAATAGCACTCCATATCTTTAGCCCTTTGTAATTCACGGCGAAATCTATCTAGATTCTCGCCAACTAAAGTTCCTTTAAAATCAGACTCTGACTTTCTATCTACAAATGTTTTTGTATAATTTGAACCGCTGGCGGTATAATCGCCAAAATCTAACTTTACTTTCTTTTCGCTTTTAAAGCTTAAGGGTTGCTGCTCTCTGGTGTCAACGAATATATTAACGCTAGAATAGTCTTCGTAAAACTTTTTTGGCAAACTCTTTTTAAACATAGGTTCAACTCCAATTTCATCACAAACTTTAGAATAAGAACCAAAATGCTTTTTATATAAATCAATAGTTGGCATTTCACTAGTTTCTAGTTCTAGATGGCATGGGGCATACTTTAAATCCTTGCTCTTTATCCTGTAGGCAAGCATTTTTTTTATCTGTTGTTTCACAACTTCCGCTGATTCTATCTCACACCACCTTAAAAGCTGTTTTCTATTTTCGAAGTCTTTTTCAAAATAGGACTCTTTATCCTTAAACTGCAAATAAGTGCCTGTTAAAAGATTTTTTCTAGGATAATGGGTAAGATAATACTCATCAAGACCAATCTTGTGCTTTTTTAAATGTGCGTGCAAGCTCCTTTCAGAAGGAAAGGAACTGTGGCATATTTTGCAACAGTTGGAATTGTCAGACTGCATCTTCTAATGATATTCCTAATATACGCGCCTTCCATTCAACCATGCTTTCCATTTTTTTACCTTCTTCGGCAACAAGAGATTTTTGCATCTCCGCAATTTTAATCATATTAGCGCGTTCTTCTTCGTCTTGAAACAGTTGAACAATAGAAAGAATAGAGGCGTTTTCTTTTTGCCTAGACGAAATTCTTTCGCGTCTGTCGCCTTGTAATTTTTTAATTAAACTTTCTACTCTACCTTCGCATTGATGATACTCACTGCTTTTAGCCTTGATGATTTCAGCCAAACGAATGCTCATTTCATTCTGCTCTTGAGTTTCTTCAAACATTTTATTTAATTTATCTAAATGCCTTGAAGTAGTTTCTAAATTAATAATTTCTTTGCAAACATTCATGTACAAATTAACTTCATCCGCAGTTAAGTCAGGTTTATCCCATGTCATACGGATAAATTCTTGCTCAAATATATTCCTGTCATCTTGCGAGGTATAACAATTAATAATTTTTTGGAATCTTGAGTTAGACAAATTGATGGCGAGTTTCTCAGCGCATACTTTATGGTGTCTGGTGAGCCTATCTTTATCTATCTTCTCTCCTGTGGCTTCATTAATTCTATTAATTACTCTCTCTAATGATCGCGGTGTTTGATATTTTACAAACATCGCGTCGTCAGATACAGCATTATTTTCACAACCAGAATTTCTGATATGAGCGGCAACAGTTCTGTGCTCCAATCCCATTGCAGAGATTGGGCGGTCTGGATAAAGAAGTTCTGCGATTCTTAGCGCCGAGATTCCGTTGCCAGCCTGATCCTCAATGAACTGTTCTTGTTCTGGAGTGAGAGGGAGTTCCCCAACTTTTTCGTACTTAGATGTTTTATATTGTATTTTATTAGAGGCAAGCAAAGACCTGATCGCAATTCCTTGCTTGGTTCTGCCGTCAAGATTTTCATCGTTAAAAAATTTACGCGTGATAGTATTAAGGTCTGGAAACTCCTTGGCAATTTCCATGATCTTTTTTTTATCTTCGTCAGTGAAACTTATTTTATTGTTGGCCACCTAAAATATCCTCGTCTTGTAGAATTTTAGTCGCTACCTGCTTAAATAACTTTTTAAGATTTTTAATTTGTTTATATCCAGCCTTCTT